AAAGGATTATAATGACTTGGTTAAATTCAAAACAAATTAAGAAACAATTTGGAATATGTAATCAGACTCTATATAATTGGAGAAAAGAAAATAAGATTATATTTAAGAAAATAAATGACAGAAATTTTTTATATGATATTGATTCTATTTTAAATATGTATTCAAATAGACGTAAAAAGCTTAAAGAAATTGAAGAACAGCTTAAAAATGAAAACGATAAAGATTCCAATTAAATTACAATCAGATATTAAAGATCTTCAAAGACAATGTTCTATTGTTATTCGTTATGCATATAATCGATTTAAAGAAGGTAAAAATCAAAAAGAAATTAGATTACTTTGTAAAGATCTTAAAAATATAAATGATTTAAATTCATGGTTGATACAATCTTGTATCATGAAAGCTAAGAATTTAATAGATACTAAACAAGAAAACATTATTTTTGGTGGAAAATTTAATTTCATACAGAGAACCCAAAATAAGATATCTAAAAAAGATTATCAAAATAATCGACTTTTGAATATAATTTCTCAAGGAGAAATGCTTAAAAATGGTAATAGAATGTTTGATTTTAGAATTATTGAAGATAATCAGATTATATTTAAATTGAATAAGAAAAACCACATTTCAATTCAATTACCAAAACTAAAGAAAAATTTCAAAAAAGAACTTTATGAACTTCAAGAATTAGGTTTAAATAAAAAATTACCAATTTCTATAGAATTTAATTCAGAATTTATTTTTATTACTTTTGAAGAAAATTTATTATATCAAAAAGTAGAAAATAATCTAAAAGATAATAGAGTTTTGGGTCTCGATTTAAATCCAAATTATATAGGGTTAAACATTTCAGAATTTGATGGAGAAAAACAAGATATTGTTTATTCTTGTATTTTTGATATTTCAAAATTAACACAAAAATTAAATAAATCTTCATCTTCTAAAGAACAAAAATATCAAGAGAATAAGAGAAAATTTGAATTATATCAAATTTGTAAAGAAATTCAGAATTTAGCTTTATATTGGAAATGTAAGAAAATTTGTATAGAAGATTTAAATATTCGATCAAAACAACACAATAAAGGTAAAAATTTCAATAGATTGGTGAATAATAAATGGAATAGAAATATCATTTATTCAAATCTTAGAAAAAGATGTACTTTAAATAATATTCAATTTGTAGAAGTTAATCCTATTTATTCGAGTTTTATAGGAAATTTATTGTATTCTAATGATAAAACACCCGATCCTATTGCAAGTTCAATAGAAATTTCAAGAAGAGGTTATTTCAAATATATCAAAAATAAATTTTATCCTTCTTTAATTAAGATTGAAGATCTGTATGATCAATGGAAGAAAACAACAGATCAAATGTTTACACATACTTATTCAAGTTGGAAAGAATTATTTGAGATATTTAAAAAATCGAAACTGAAATATCGATTTCCTTTAGAAGAAGGTAAATTCTCTAAGGTTTTCAGTCTTAGGAATATAAAATCTAATATAACTTTATATTCATTTATATAACTAAGATATTTTATTGTGAATTATGTAATTTTAAAACTAAATATCGAAATGAAATTCAAACTCATCATATAGTTCCAAGAGAATTAAACGGTTCTAATGATAAGTGGAATCTTGTTTATCTTTGTCCTAATTGTCATCATCTAATCTTCGTTCCAAATAGTAAATCTGGTCACCACTCAATTCGTACTCCTAATTCAATTATAATTGTTTGTAAATACCTATCAACAGATGGGCCTATACTTTCATATATAAATATGAATGGACTTGAATTATATACAAAATTAAAGAATTAAAAGAAGGTTTAAAATGGCTTATCAAGGAAATCAAAATTTAAGAAGTGCAAATGAAAAGATAGTTTATACTCCTGAAATGAAAAAGGAATTTATAAGATGTTATAGTGACATAATTCATTTTGGTGAAGAATATTGTCATATTATAACTATCGATGAAGGAAAAGTAAAGATTAAGTTTTGGGATTTTCAAAAGAGAATGATCAAAGCTATGTATGATCCGCCTGAATATAGAAATGTTGAAGGTCAAATGGAGAAGAAGAAATTTTTGATTGTTTTGAGTCCAAGACAGGTGGGCAAAACTACGGTTTCGGCTGTTTATTTAACACATTATGCGATTTTTAATGAACATAAAACTATAGCTATTCTTGCAAATAAAGAAAAAACTGCATTGGAAATCTTAAGTAGAATTAAAATGATTTATGAAGGATTGCCTCTTTGGTTACAACCCGGAATTGTTGATGGTGGATGGAATAAACAATCTATTACTTTGGGTAATGGTTCAAGAATTATAGCAACTTCAACTGCATCCTCAGCAATAAGGGGCTATACAATCAACAGCCTTTTTTTGGACGAGTTTGCATTTGTTCCTCCGCAAATAGCTGAAGAATTTATGAATTCCGTTTATCCTACAGTTTCATCTGGAAAAACTTCTAAAATTATAATAGTCTCTACTCCTAATGGGATGAATCATTTCTATAATATTTGGATTGACGCTATAAGAGGAAAAAATAGTTATTTTCCTGTTAAGATAAATTGGTGGGAAGTTCCTGGTCGAGATGATAATTTTAAAAAAGAAATTATCAGAAATCAAGGCATCACCAGCTGGAATCAGGAATACAATTGTAACGCCGGCGAATCTATTATAAATATAAGAAATAAAGAAAATGGATTAATAAAATCAGTTTCTTGTGATGAATTATGGAAATATGGGAATAAAATTTTTGATAAATAAGAAATAAAAGAGGTAAGAATTTAATAATGACATAAATTACCTAAAACAATAAATTTTAATAAACTCATTGTTTTTGATTCCTGGTGATAGAGGGATTATAAACTCCTCTATGTAAGATATTCTTAGCTGCATTTAAATCTGCGTCTTCAGAATATCCACAAGAAATACAAATAAACTTTTCTCCATTTCGAGATTCTTCATGTATTTCTCCACATTTACTACATCTCTGAGAGGTATAGGCTGGAGAAACCTTCTTCAGGTCTATACCTTGTTCCTCACAGATGCTTTGTAATTTTCTGGTAAATTTTCTATAAGACCATCTCTGCATTTTATTATTCAGAGATTTACTAAATTTTGATTTTTTCTTAACATTCTTTAAATCTTCAATGACTATGGTCTTTATATCATTTTCTTTAATTAATTGATTTACTTCTTGATTGATCAGTTTATCTCTTTCAATTAAAATCTGTTTAAAATTCTTACTTCCTTGCTTTTTCTTTGAAATATCAAGATAAAGTGACTTAAAATCTGTCTTGGATTGCTGATTTTCAGAGGTAATATAAAGTTTATTATAGCCTTGATCTATGCCTATTTGATTTCCTTGTGTTTTCTTATCTGGTGCTTGTTTTTCATAGATAATATCAAGGAAATATTTTCCATCTATTTTCTTTAATCTAACAGATTTCTTTCTGATCCAAGATGAATATTTTAAAGAATGTTTATGATGCTTAATAGGAACATTTATAGTTATAGCTCTTTTTTTACTTTCTTCAAAATAAGGTAATTTAATTCTGATAAATTCATCAAATTCACCAATTTCTTGATATTCTACATCGAATAATCTTTCATCAAGAATAATAGAAATATTTTGAATTTTCTTGACTTTCTTATGTTTCTTTCGACAAGATCTAATAATTTCTGAAGCTTGTTTATAAATATTTTGTTTCCATTGAGAATGAAAAATATGTTTACCTTCTAATTGTTTTGAACTTAAATTTTTATCTAAAGGTAATTTTACAGTTTGAATTGAATTTATATAATATCTTAATTCTTTAAGATAATCTTCAAATAACTTATCAAGCCAATCAGTTTTACCTTGATTTTGATATTTTAAGATATGTCTTGAAGATCTAATCATTCTTTAATAATTCCTGTATTTAACTCAATGATTCGTTTCCAATTTTTTAAAGTATGATTTCCTGTATCATCTTAAATTCAAACAGGCGAGTAAATTTCCTGTTCTTTCCCTCAAAGGATATTTATAAAATTAATAAAGGAGTAAAGTAAAATGAAAGAGAAAATGAAATGTTTAATTTGTGGTGAACAAACTAATTATACAATTGATGTGTTTAGTAAATGTCATTTAAAAGTAAAGCATCCAGAAATTTTACATATGAAAGATTATTATGATAAATTTGTGAAGAAAGAAAATGAAGGAATTTGTCCAGTTTGTGGAAAAGAAACTACATTTTATGGATTTAACAAAGGATATTCAAAACATTGTTCAACTAAATGTGCGAGTAAAACTGAAGAATATAAAGAAAAATTAAGAAGAAAAGCTTTAGAAAGATACGCTGATGAAGATAAAAGAAAAGATGTAATTGAAAAGATGCATCAAACATCTTTGAAGAAATATGGAAGTATAAGTTATTCAGGATCAAAAGTTGGTCAAGAAAAGATTAAGAAAACTAATTTAGAAAGATATGGTATTGAACAAACTTTACAATTGGATCATGTGAAGACTGCGAGGATAAAAGCTTTGGAAGATAATAAGGATGAAATTAATGAAAAGAGAAAAGCTTTTTGGACAAAGGAAAACATAGATAAAGTTAATAAGGTAAGGGAAGAATATGTTTTGAAGAAATATGGTGTTTCAAGTGTAATGTGTTTGGATTGGGTAAAGGACAAACTTGAAAAGACTAAAATCAATACTTTAATGAAAAGATATGGTGTTGATAATGTAATGAAATTGGATTGGGTTAGAAATAAAAGTAAAAAGACTCGAAAGGAAAAATTCATTTTAAATTTTAAACCGGATTATTTAAATGAAAAGGAAAAATATTATTATGATGTGATTGTTGAAACTAAGAAATATGTCGATATTTTATTTGAAGATTGGAATGGTTTAGATTATTATACGAATGAAAAATTGATAACAAATGAAGAATATAGAAAAATTGATAAATCTAAGAAAAGTTTAAATTGTAATAAATTTCAACCAACAATAGATCATAAAACTTCAGTTCATTATGGTTTTGTAAATAAAATTGATCCAAAGATAATAGGTAATATTAACAATTTATGTATTTGTTCAAGATCAACTAACAGTCAGAAGAATGCACTTTGTGAAGATGATTTTAAAGAAATTTTAAGATTAAGTAAATTAACAGATAAGGATTTAGTAACACTATGAAAACTTTAAGAGAATATTTAATAGAAAATTCTTCATCTTCATTTAAGAAGATTGAGATTATTGTAAGAGATAGAGAAAATAATTTAGAAGAATTGTTGAATTATATAAAGGATATTGGGAATGTTGGTCATTCATTTAGTATTGTAGTTGATCCTGAGAACAGTTCTACAAAAAAGAATTTTGATTGGGATGGTGATGGACATGATTATATAAAATCAATTAAAGTGAATTTAATTAATGAAGACTTAAATGAAGCTGAGAAATGGTTTTGTGATGCATGTGATAGATCATTTTCTGGAAATGAAGATGAAAAGAAATGTCCTAATTGTAAATCTGATGCAATTTCAAAAATTGGAAATAAGAAAGTAAAAAAGTAATTGAATCTAAATAAAAATGTAAATGTAAAATTTTATTTAGATGAAAGGTTTAAAATGAGATTTAGAGAAATTTATGAAAATTTGAATCAGACTTATTCATTTTCTTCTGTTCAATTTAAGTATGATAATGAGATAGCTGGAGAAGTGTTGAGATTTAGTTCAATTCTGTTAAAAGAAGATGATTTATATTATGATGAAGATGGTGGTTGTGGAAGGGAAAATGATATTCACACTACAATATTATATGGAATAATAAGTCCGTCTTCAAATAAAGTAAGATCTTTACTTAATAAATTAACTCCATTTGAAGTAGAATTGGGTGATATTTCTTTTTTTGAGCAAGAAGAATATGATGTAATGAAGATTGAGGTTCATTCGAGTTATTTATATTATATAAATGCATTATTGAAGGAAAATATTGATTATCAAACTAATTACCCAGAATATATTCCTCATTGTACGATAGCTTATTTGAAGAAAGGTATAAAAGAAAGATTAAATTTTGATAAAAGATATTTTAATGGAATGAAGCAAGATGTTTTTTCAGTAGAATTTTCATCAAAGGATGGAAGTTTGGAGAAAATTAAATTAAATGGTTGAAAGGAATTAAGATGAAATCAGTTAGAATGTGGACATTAGAACAATTAAGGGAAAGAGAAGTACCTCAGACTTGTATAAATGGAAGATGGGTTCCATCAAGACCAGAAAATTTTAAAAAGTATATGATGACTTTTTGGGAAAGGTTATATCATGCTTGGGAAGTTTTTCAATGTAGAGCTGAAGCATTTAAATGGCCAGAAGGACAATAATATGAAAAAGAAATTTGAGATTGTAAGTAAATGCAAAAATTGTGGAGAATTACAGCAACCAAATAGAGAAAAAATCAACACCTAATTGGAATTATTATGATTGTAGAGAAAATGCCCAAAATGTGGTGTAAGTTTTGGTGTCGCACCTAAAGAATAAATTATGATTGAAATAAGAAAATTTGATAATTTACAGATTGAGACTGATCAGGGATTTAAGGATTTTGATGGATTAGCGAGGATTCGTGATCAATTTTTAATTAAATTTACATTTGAAGATAAAACTAATATTTCAGTAACTTATCATCATGAATTTATGATTAATGGAATAAAAGTTGAAGCCTGTGATTTGATAGAAGGTGAAGTATTAGAATCACGAAATGAATTCAAAAAAATTATCAAAATTGAAATTTTAAAAGAGAAAGAAGATGTTTTTGATGTATTAGAAGTAAAAGATATTCATAGATATTATGTGAATGATATATTAAGCCATAATTGTAAATTTATAGGTTCTTCAAATACATTAATAGATAGTGATGTGTTGGAAAGAATGGAAACTCAAGATCCAATTGACACAAAATGGAATGGAGTATTTCAAATTTATGAACATCCAGTTCCAGATGCTTTATATATTCTGGGAATTGATTCTTGTGAAGGAACTGGGATGGATTATGGTGTAGTTCAAGTATTGAAATTAAATTCTGAATATGATGTTGATCAGGTTGCTATATTTAGACATAATACAATTGAAGTAAGTAAATTTTCTCAAATTTGTATTTCGATTTCTGAATTTTATAATAATGCTTATATGATGATAGAAAATAATGGTGTTGGTGCTCTAATTGCAAACATGATTTGGAATGAATATGAATATGATTATATCATTAATTGTGATAAGAAAGGTTTAGGAATAAGATCAACAAAGAAAAGTAAACTTGCTGCTAATTTACTTTTAAAAAGATATGCTGAAAATGGTTGGTTAGGAATAAGAGATAAACAAACACAATACGAATTATCTTTATATGAAGAAGTTAAACCTAATGTTTTCCAAGCTCCAGAATATAGTCATGATGACTGTGTTACGAGTTTACTTTGGGCTTTATTTTTCATAACGACTGAATTTTTTGATGGTAAGAGTTTAGGTGTGAAGAATATTGATGATAAATTTAAGATTGATAATCAATGGGATAATGATGCACCTGTTGTTTTCACCGATCAAGATTATTATGCAATGGATACTGATGAAGAAAACGAATTTTATTAATTTATAAATATAAGGAAAAGATAATTAAATATTTATAGTTTAATATATAGGAGTTTAGAATGGCTGGAAAGAAAAATAGTACACCTAATGTTATTGATAGAGAAATAAATTTATCTGAAGTAACTAATCCTCTTGGAACATCAACTGGAGCAATTGTTGGTTGCTTTCCAAAAGGACCGATAAATAGACCTGTATTAGTAACAAATGATAAAGATTTTATTGAGAATTTTGGTCAACCTGTTGTTTCGGGTTCTTCGTTAGTTTATGGATATTCAGCGCATGCTGCTTTGGAATATTTGAATGAATCTGGTTCGTTATATGTTGTTAGAACTGCAAATCCTTCTCAAGATTATTTCTCAAGAGTTGGGATTGGAAGTGATTGTTCTTCATATACAATTCAAACAATTGGCGCTTCGGCGGGACCTTTACCAGATACATTAGATTCTATTTATGCAATAGATAATGCTGTTTTATCTGGCGCAAATATGGTAATTGCGGCTAATTCTCCTGGTGATTGGGGAAATAATTTGGCAGTTTCAATAGAGACTTTATCTTCTGCTTCTGATTGGTTTTTCTCTTATGATGATATTCCAGTTGGTTATGAAACGAGTGCTATTCCAAGTTCAGGAATGTCAATAGCAAGTAAAGTATTTAAATTAAGTGTTTTCAAAAAGGAATCTTCTGAAACTTGGGAATCGTTTACTCAAACAAAAGATGGAACGAGTGCACTTTCAATTAATCCAGTTGAGACATTTTATGGAACTCTTGAATCTATGACTGATGGAAATAATACTCAATTATTCATTAAAGATGTTGTAAATGGAGTTTCAAAATATATTTATGTTGATGTAAATAATAATTATTCTGATTTTTCTTTAGGAAACAATCCTTATGCTATTACAAGTGCAGGGGAAATATTAGGAATTCAGGATTCAAAATTACTTAGGTTGTCTGGTGGTGCTCAAGTAGCAAAAACAGGTTTAGGTTCTTATTCAACCGCATGGGAATACTTTAGAGATAAAGAATTATATAATATAGGTGTAGTTATTGTTCCTGATCCAACTACTTCAGTTAAACAATTAGTTTGTCAAAATTTAGTTGGATATAGAAAAGATTGTTTAATGGTAACACAGTCTGGAACAATAAATGATATTACGGTTCAATCCGTTTTAAATGCTGAAAAATACGGTTATACTGAGCCTACCTATGTTGCTCTTTATGCTGGATGGGATAAGGTTTATGATAAGTATAATTCGAAATATATCTATTTACCAGAGTGTATATTTGCTGCTGCTGTTATTGCCAGAACTGAAGCAAATGCAAATGTGTTTGATGCACCTGCAGGATTAGAAAGAGGAATACTTTCAGTAGTTGGTAAAAATGTAGTTTGGAATGAAGATCAAATCGGTCAATTGTATGATAGAAATATTAATACTACAAGATTTTTTAATGGAGCTGGATTTGTTATTTGGGGTCAGAAAACTGCAAGTCTTAAAGCGAGTGCATTAGACAGAATTAACGTAAGAAGATTATTGATTTACATAAGAAAATCAATTTCACGTTCTTTAATGTCTTATGTGTTAAATGTAAACAATAATGCAAGAACAAGATTGAGAATTTGGAATAATGTTGATTCATTTTTATCTGTTATTAAAAGTCAGGGTGGGTTGTATAATTATGAAGTAGTTTGTAATGAAACGAATAATACTTCTCAGGTAATTGATAATAATGAGTTAAATGTTGATGTTTATGTTCAACCTGCTAAAACTGTTGAATATTTATATTTTACTACTGTTGTTACAAGAACTGGAGTAAATTTTAGTGAAGTGAGAATTAGATAAAAGTATAGTTAAATAAATTTTTGAAACGTGACCGTAATAAATTACGGTCACGTTTTTTATTTATACTTGACAATTATATTTGTAAATTATATATTAACATTAGAATTATTATATTTTATCAAGTAAATAAAGGTTACATATTTATGGAAATGAAAAAATGTTTATTATGTGGTTGTGAATTTTTTAAAAATCAATTTGGTCTTCATTTAAAAAATATTCATAACATGTCTAAACAAGAATATTATGATATTTTTTTAAAAAAAGATGATGGAAAATGTGTTATTTGTAAAAAAGAAACTAAATTTATTTCTTTAGAAAAAGGATATAAACAATTTTGTTCAAGAACTTGTATTTATAAATGGGAAAAAATTCATTTCGATGAATTATCTGAAGAAAGAAAAAATAATATTTTGATGAAAGGTTTAAAAATTTCAAATGCTAAAAAAAATAAAACAGAAGAAGAAAAAGAAAAAATAAAACAAAAAGTTAAACAAACTAAATTAGAAAGATATGGAGATGAAAATTATATTAATTTGGAATTAATGAGAAAAACTAAATTAGAAAAATATAATAATCCTAATTTTAATAATATTGAAAAAAATAAACAAACTAAATTAGAAAGATATGGAAACGCTAATTTCAATAATATACCACAAAGAAAAAAAACATGTTTTGAAAAATATGGTTTTGAACATACATTACAATTAAAAACTATACGTGAATCGATAAGAAAAACTAAATT